TTCTGCCCCACCGTCAAATGTACCCAAGCGGTATTTCCGTCAATTCTAACGACCGTTGCTATAGCATCATAGGGCTTTGGTTTCTTAATATCGGCATACTGTATAGCCTCTTTCATTGCTTTGACTGTCTTTTGAGATTTAACGCTCATCTTGCCACCTCTTCCGTAGTTTTTCCACCATAGCCTAACTCTATATTCTGGGATACTACAACATAATTGCCCAAAATGTTCTGTGCAGGGTATTTAAGATTGACTATATCCGTTGTCAATAAATCCGGATTATATCTGCGGTCATAGGTCACCCTTTCCGATACCTGCTGACTTTCTTTCAGCCGTCTTTCGGCATAGTCATACAATGTTTCCCCTGCGTTTAAATTGCAGGATGTATCCTCTGCCCAGATTTCCCTGCCACGGTTAACGGTGGATAAGGGGCTGTTTAGATCGTCATCAACTGCAATCACGCTTACACCGTCCGATGTTGCCCTAAATACATTGGGGCAGTCGTACCAGTCGTACTCCTTGGTAAGTGCAGGCTCAATGGAATCATTGTCGTATACGCCATATTCAGCACTTGCCTTTTTTGGCAAGGGGCTTACATATACAGTCCCGTCCCCTTTGATCTGTAATCGCCAGTTAATGGCAAGCAATATTTTCTCGACCATTGACAGATGATTTTCCCCATCCTCTGCAATAATATGTTTCTTGAGTCTGGGTGAGTTTGGCTCATATTCAAGCGGTGCAGGGATCACCCCCAACAAATCCTCGATCAGTACCGTTCCTGTTGTATTTGCCGATGCGTACCAACCCCTTGGTAAAAGCACATCCTGTGCAGGCTTTAACACCGAATAGCATTCCAGAGTATTGCTGACCAATCTGCCGTTAATGCTGTCGGAAGGACTTGTGGCAAGCCCAGTAAATATCGGTGTATGTGAACTTGCCCCGTCCTGTCTGGCATCAAGCCAAATCCGTATCCATTTTTCGCCTTGAGTATAGTTAACGCACCCTATATCTGCCGATTCTCTCAACTCGCCAATCGTATGCGATATATTACCAGATGTGATCTCAAATCTTTCTATATCTCTCCAAGATAGAGGATCAACAAATGTGCCATAATATCTTGCCTCATAGCCTTTATTCCAGTCCATATCTTACTCCGTGTCAAGGTTTATTCCGTCATAACCCTGTGGGTCAACTCTTGTTATATCAAGGCTGTATTCCGTTACAAGCCCGTATTTGTCGTGGCTTGATGATTTGTTTACATTTACATTTGCGTGGAAATTAGAACCGTCTGTCATCCTAATATGGCAGATATCTGGGTACTCTGCCAGTCTGCTCAACCCTTCTATGATCTCTGGCTCAAGTGGATTAAGCAGTACGGCTGTGATGTTTGAGTTTCTCTCAACCGCAGGATTCCAATCTCCCTGCACGCTACCGCCAAGGTATTTTGTAAGGGTGAAATCCTTGCTCCAGTTATGGCTCGTATCTACATTATAATACAAATCGATTCTATCCGTTCCAAAGTCAATGATCGCCTTGTCATAGTTATACAAGCCCTCATAATCCGTCCACGCAAATGTATTTGCGGAAGTGATATAATCACCGTTCTTGGTCTTGAATACCACCCTGTAACCGCCAAAATCGCCAATGGTCGGATATGGATCTGTATATGTCTTTCCGAATGCTCCATTTGGTACGATCAGTTCTGGCTTATCTACCGATAATCTGTAAATTTCGCAGTAGTCGCCAGTCGCTGTTCCGCTTGGTGCTATAGGCGATATTAGGGCAAATCCGTTTTGATAAGCGACAGTAGCGGTAGGTTTGATCGCTTGATGTGTCCAATGTACTTCAAAATACTGTCTTGCCGTATCTTTCTGCCCATAGGAGTCGGATACAGTAGCAACCAGATTATAGCCTGCACCATCGTCAAGATAACCGATCAAATCTTCGTTATCTATTGTAAATGATCCTGCGCCTGTTTGGGTCTTATAATAAACCGTTTCACCCTCATATCCGTTAAATACGTTCTCATTTGGTCGCTCCAAAAAGTAGGAACTTGCTCTTTCAATAGCCAACTGGCATATTGAGGCATAATCACCGCCAGTTACGGTCACGGTTAACGGCACTTCTTTCAATGCCTTGTAGGTTCTGCCGTCTACCGTTTCATTTACCAGACTCGTTGATGATACGCTTGCAACGATCGGCTCTTTTACTTTGACCGTTACCGAATCGCTGTAATCGGAATAACTGCCAGATGCTGACTTGACCCTCAATGCCATCGTGTAACTGTTACCGCCGGTCCAACCCATATCTTGGGCATATAGGGTAATATGCTGTGCGCTTGTGGTTCTTGCCAGTTCCGATCCGATCGTTGTTCCGCTTACAGATCGTAGTTCTGCATATGCCTGCTCCGATCCATCACCGCTTCCATAGTTCCAAGATATTGTAACCTTGCCCTTTTCGGTGATCGTACCGCTTGACAGCGATAATACTGGTTTCTGCGGTGGCAATGTCAAATCAACCGCTACCTTATCCGAATAAGGGCTGTACGCTTCATCGGCAATATGCCTTAATCTAACATATAAAGTCTTGCCGACCTCGACATTGCTGATCCTTACGATTTTGCCTTTGTTTACCTCAAGGAAAGTTTCTGGCTGATCTGTGCTATCCCACGCAGTCTTGGAGTATGCCCAAGATACCTCGGTGGAGTCTGCATCATCCCAGCCCCAGTCCCAAGTGACTCTTACATCGCCTGTTTTCCGAAACTCTGCATTGATATTTGTTGGGGCTTTGGGAACATTCCCCGTCATCCAAATTCTGCTTGACTCCATATCGGTTTCCGTAGCAGATACCCCAGAATATTTGCCTACTATAGCCTTTGCACCAAAACTGTATGCTGTTTCGTCAGTAAAATTTGGAAGAGTTACAGAAACTGATGTCTGACCATATGGAATGATTCCTATATCTCTTCCATCGGTGTAATGCTTTGCTCCTTTGTAACGAATATGCAAAAACAACTTGGAATAATCTTGATTTCCAGTATAAATGCCTGCACTTGAATTGTTGGTTACGGTCACCGTGGCGATTCTGTTGTTTACTGATACCGTAGGAGTTGACGGGTTCGCCAGTTTGCCGACTCTTAACAAATAGGGCTGTCCATACTGTATATTTGCATCGTGTTTAGTATTGACACGCACATAAATACATTGATCATCTGCCAACGCCCCGTCAATCCTAAATACTGCGGTATCTGTTCCTTTTGTATCTGCCGAAATATTTGCATCTTGCCAACTTGGATTTGTAGGTATTTTCATATCCTCAATCGGAATTGCCTTTGTATACTGTACGACTGTTTCATCGATTGGATATGCTACAGTTCTTGATGCTTTCCATTTGACTTGGCATAAATACCCATACGATTTCGCTGTTGATGAGCATTTGTTTTCTATTAGATCGGCTTGCTTGGGGCTTGCATAAACGTGTTTGGCATATACCCAGTCCGATGATCCTGCAACACCCCTTGACCTTACTCTAAACCATCTGGTATGTGATCCGCTTGATATTGTCGTGGTATCCTCTGTGATGGATTGACTTCCGCTTGTGCTTGTACCGTCACCGCTTTGATACCCTGTTGCGGAACTGTTCCAAGTCAGTTTTGATCCGTCAGTTTCGTTGCTTTCCGCAACCCTTATAGACTGCCACTCATATTTGGTATATAAATACCCATCGTCTGCACTTGTAGCAATGCTCCAAGCAAAAGTGGTTACATTAGATGTAGTCAAAGTGGCGGTCAAAGACGGCTTTTTAGGTATCTTTAAATCAAAAGACTTTGATACCCAATCCGACATTTCTGGAGTGATGGTTTTTCCGTCCTTTGTGTACGGGCTTCTTTTGCCACGCACTCTAAACTGTACTGCCTTAATAAAATTATTGGTATTCGGATAATAGTTCGCTTTGGTGAATGTTACATTTGCGGTGGTGGCAGATGTTCCAATACTTTTGTTCTGCCAGTCAGCCCAGTCACCGTTATATTTCTTTCTGCGCCATTGCAGATTCTGCCCTGCACCATAGTTATCGCTTCCGATCTTCCAAGAAAAAATAAACTTGTATCCGTCCCTTGTTACCGATAATCCGCTTGGCTTCTTTGTCTTGCCCATTATACCGTCCTCATATCCATTCTTAATCTCCGTACAAACCTATCTGTAAAGTCCTCTGGATCTTCTGCGCCGTCTACCGTTATGTAGTTTACTATGCTTACTCCATTGGTAGCGCTTGCCGGTCTCTCTACATTCATAGAATATTCGCCATCATATTCTGGCATTATTGAGTCGAAACTGTTCTGCACCAGATCTTCTCCCTGTTCTAATCCGAGTGCGAGTCCTTTTACAATATTTCCTCCTATGACGTCCCTTGCCCATTTGGAAGGCGATGATATTCCAAATAACTTTTTCAAAAAGTCTTTTACGCTTCCTACCCAGCCGGAGATCTGGTTTTTGATCCATTGTAAATTGCCTGTGATTCCGCTCCATATTCCTTTGACAATTTCCTTGCCTATGCTCCAAAGCCCTGTTATTGCATTACTAATATAAGATGGTATCTTTGATGCGAAGCCTGCTATCTGCTCTTTTAACCAACCCCACATATTCGAAACTCCGGATACAATTTTCTGCACGACTTGTGATCCTGTTTCTGCTATTGAATTAAACATTCCGGCGATGCCTTGAATGAATGCGGAAATAATCTGTGGCGCTTGCCTAACTAATACGGGTACGGCTTTTATGATCCCGTCTACCAGCGCTAATAATAATTCGCCTCCACTTTTAATGATCTTTGGAAAGTTCTGGGCTAACGCTGTTACTATTGATGTTATGATCGTAGGCATAGCCTTGATTAAATCCGGTATGGCTTTCGTGATCCCGTCTACTACGCTTGTGATTATATCCGTCCCAATGGATATAATCTTTGGCAAATCTTTTATAAATCGCGTCGCCAGATCTGTTATAAGTTTAGTCCCTTGCGATAATAATGCTGGTGCGCTGTCGAGTATTGCGTCTGCGAGTCCTCCGACTATCTTTTCGCCTAATTCTAAAAACTTGGGTAATTGTTTGCTGATTTTATCGGCCAGATCTTTTACGCCTTGCACTATTTGATCTGCTCCAGACATATCTCCGGTAAACACAAGCGCCAGTCCGTCTGTAACTTTTGTAAGCGATGGCAAAAAATCTCCCATAAAGCGGTTTTTGAGGCCTTCTGTCGTCTGGCTTAATGTGGTCAAACTGTCGTTAAACTCCGCCGAGGCTTTTACGGCTTCGTCGCTCATTACCATTCCGTAGTCTTGCGCCTTCTTTAACAGTTCTTCGGTGCTTTCTGCGGTTTGGTTGAATAGCGGTGTTAATTCCTGTCCGCTTCGACCGAATAGCTTGTTGGCCAATGACGCTCTTTCTGCCGAGTCTTCCATTCCTTGGAATGCTTTGATCGTTTTTTCAAAAACTTCCTCTCGACTTGCGCCTTCCAGTTCGTCCATAGATATTCCAAGTTTTTCGAAGGTCTCTATGGATTTCTTGCCTCCGTTCTTCGCGTCGTCCAGCTTGTTTGTAAGCGTTTTTAATCCGGTAGACATAGAATCTATGTCCGCTCCGGATAACTGAATTACATAGTCCCACTTCTGGTAGGCTTCTGTTGACAGGCCAAGCTTCTGCGACATTTTGTCCACGTTGTCTCCGTAGTCCGCGACTTTCTTGCTGTTATATGCAAATGCTCCGCCTAATGCAGTAACGCCGGCGGTTACGCCGGCTATTACCGCTGTGCCTCCTTTTATAAATCCGCCTACTTTTGATCCGAAGCCCTTTGCCTTTTCTGCCGACGCTCCCAGTTCTTTTTCATATTGAGTTGTATCGAGCCTTAATGTGGCTACTAAATCAAATAGATTCATAATAATCTCCGTTTAGCCGTTCTTTAAAACTGTTTATGATCTCATCAGCTGTTTTCTGTGCCTCCGGCGTGGCTTTTATTATATCGTCGAAGGTTTTCGTAATTTTAACACCGCCATACACTTCTGCCAGATTATTCACATTGTGCATCGACAAATTGGCCATATATCTTTTGTACTCGTATTCCAGTCTGTCTTGCCGTAGTCTTGCCTTGTAATAGCAAAGAAACGGCTTTATCTCAAGCCGTCCTCTGTATTCTCCGTAGCAGAGCCAGAAGGTGTCAAGGCTTCGCTCTGACCCTGCATGATAAAAAGGCTACTTATATCTGGATCGCTGGCGATGTCTAATACCAGTCGTATCAGTTTGGTAGGTGTGGCCTCTTCTTTGCTTTCTTTCATTAGTGGTTCATACATATCCAGAACATCATTCTGGTGGTTTTTCAGTATGTATACCGCTATTTGCATTCCGGTCTTGTCTCCTGCGCCGATATAGGCTTTAAAATCCTCATCGCTTACTATGTTAGCCACGGGCATCATTATGTCTGCCAGTACATCTACGGCTTCAACGCCTTTGAAATCTGTTATTTTCACCTTTGCTCCTCCCTTATAT